GAGTATTCCCACATCCAGACAAAGAATGGGCAGCCACAGGACAAAAATGTGATGTGATATTTCGCAAGTATATCAACAATGTTATTACCTATGAAGTCATTGGACCAATTGCGCAACGTGCAGTAGGTCAGCGTGTGAATAAGTATGGTAAGGATGTGCCAGAAAAGTTTGTCTGGGTAGATCCACGCACTGGCGAACAGGTAATACAGAACAGCATGGGACAGCTGACTGCCGTTGGCACACGCTTGAGAAACTTCATGAGCAAGCTCAAGATTGGTAATCGAACACAATGGGAAACCTGGATTGATCGTGACTTTGTGTTTGGTGGAGATGCTGCACAGGCCCTAGACAATCCTTGGATCTAATCAATGAAACCCAATGCTACCAAATCACGCCAGCTTACACAAACTACTTTGCCCTATGCTGAATCAGCACTGGAGCCAGTGTTAAGCCAAAAGAATATCGATTATCATTACGCTCACCTATATCGAGGTTATGTAGATCGATACAACAACCACGAAGGCGATCGTGAATTCAATCGTGCAGGTGCTTTCTTGCATGACATATTCTTTACACAATTTTGTGATCCTAGAACCAATAACACCAAACCGGGACCTTTATTTCGTGACCTTATTCGACCATTTCAACGCTTGTCAGTGTTAAAGTCTGAAATGTCTGATGCGGCCATGCAGATTCAGGGTTCAGGTTGGGTCTATCTAAGTGTAGAGGGACGTGTTAGAACTATTCCTAATCATCAAGTGCGCTCTGACATAGCACTGTTAATTGATTGGTGGGAACACGCTTGGAATCCCGACTATCTTTGGCGCAAACAAGACTATTTTGACAAGATATGGGACTGTATCAATTGGGATCATATTGATGATAGATTGGCTCTGCTGTGAGATCCCCCGAAGAACTAGCACGCGAACAGACCCTGGTGCAGGATGTTAAAATTCTGCAAAAGGTCAATGCCGCACACCGAACGGCCTTTGCTGACAAATACGAAGGACAAATTGAGCACTGTCTGCGTTTGGTTATGGAACGACTACAATTGGGCCTGGACAAACGCAATGGCGTAGATCCAGCCAATCCAGACACCTGGCGACTTGACACTGCTGAATTAGCAGATCTATGTCAGTGTGCCAGCCTACTCAACACAATCCGTCAGGGATTCTAAATGCACCATAAGATCATACAGGGCGATAATCGGGAGGCCCTTAAACAATTCCCCGATAATCATTTTGACAGCATTGTAACCGATCCACCCTATGGTATTGACTTTTTGGGCAAAAGCTGGGACGCTAATACGGGTGCCCTGGAGACTTACCAAGAATGCCTGCGTGTGCTAAAGCCAGGCGGACATATCCTGGCCTTCAGTGCCCCAAGGACTTATCATCATTTGGCTGTTACCTTAGAACAGGCTGGCTTTGAGATCCGTGATCAAATAATGTGGATCTATTCAAGTGGATTTCCAAAAAGCCAAGACATTGGTAAGAGCATCGAACGCTCTCTGAATAAAAAAGATCCCAACTATGGCAGTAAAAAAACTACTCAAGACCCTGGCATAACAGATAGCTTTGGAGTTGGTAGCCGCTGTAATAAATGCAATAGAACATTCAATCCAGACATTATTAAAAATTGCAAAGAAGAACCCTGCGGCATGCAATATCAATATCAAACAGATCAAGGTAAAACCTGGGCAGGTTGGGGCACACAGTTAAAACCCGCACACGAACCAATCGCCCTAGCCCGCAAGCCTTTAGATAAAAATAATAGCATAGCCCGTAATTGTCAACAATGGTCAGTGGGTGCATTGAATATAGATGCCACACGCATTGCCTCTTCAGATCTGAAGCCTGGTGTAATGGGCACCACAGCACATGACAACTACAACGCAGAAAAGAATGCTGAAGTTGGTCTGCGTGAAGGTGAACAACTGGATTGGACTCCTAGTCACTTGGGCCGTTTCCCCTCCAATGTCTTAGGCGAAATAGCCGACTACCAAAAGTATTTCTACTGTCCCAAGGTCAGCCGTCGTGAACGACATGTTGGATTTGATACAGCCAATATTCCACAGATAGGATCAACACATCCAGATGATGTAAAACAGCATCCGTTATGGGATCCCAGCATAGGTGGTGATGCGGCAAGACTTAAACAAAAAATAGATCAAGCTGGTCAATACAAAGGCAACAACCATCCCACTGTGAAACCTATTGAGTTGATGAAGTATCTTATTCAGTTGATTACACCCCCTGGTGGTCGTGTGTTAGATCCATTTAATGGTTCAGGCAGCACCGGCTGTGCCGCAGTGGAACTGGGTTATGACTACACTGGCATAGAACTGGATCCAGGTTATGTGGCCATCGCTGAACGGAGAATACAAGCCTGGTATCAGCATACACATCCAAATACATTTACTGAATTATTTGAAACATGCTAGATCCTGCTGTGCTCATGCGTCGAGCCGTCAGATACTGCGCTGACCAAAATCGCATTGGTCTTGATGTGCTGAATCAGATGCCATCGGATCTACGAGCCAAATTCCAAGACTTGACCATTGCCACACGCGATGACATGGAATACAATCAACTGCGCTACTTTAGACCATTTGAACATCAGCGTAGATTCTTTAGAACTGGTGCCAGTGATCGACGTGGCATTTTGGCTGCTAATCGTATTGGTAAAACTGTATCAACCTGCTATGAAACTGCCATGCACCTAACTGGTCGTTATCCCGACTGGTGGGATGGTCGAAGATTTGATCATCCAGTTTCGGCCATGGTAGCCGGCGAAGGTTGGAGTCAGGTTGCACTGGTTCTGCAGAATGAACTGTTAGGAACCAATGATGTAAAAATTCGACAGAATATTGGCACTGGCGCTATACCACGTGATGCCATTGTTCTTGATACCATGCGATCAGATGGTGCCAACTGCATTGGTGTAGAAATACGTCATCGGTCAGGTGCCAACAGCTATCTGCTGTTTGCCAACTACACACAGGAAGTGCGACAGATGCAGGGTTTTAAACTGAACCTGGCTGTGTTTGATGAACAACCACCCGATGATTTCTTCAGCGAAATTGTAACCAGAACAGCCACTACACAAGGACAGGTCCTGTGTTCATTTACTCCTTTAAAAGGTCTTAATGGCCTGGTATCAAAGTTTTGGAACCGTGAAGAAGGCTATGAACATATTCGAGTCAGCTGGGATGATGTGCCTGAATATGATCCCTGGGGCGAACCTTTTTTATTACGTGAAACAAGACTACAACTTGAAAGAGATTATCTTCCACATGAGCGTGACGCTAGGCGTAATGGTATACCTGTCATGGGCCGAGGCGCAGTATTCCAGATTAGAACTTGGCCCACTTACCGTCAGGGCGATTATGATTTCCGCAATAGGCTTGATGTTGAGCGTGTTATTGCTCTGGATCTTGGTCTGGTAAATGATCGCACAGTTATCAGCCTAATGTATTGGATGCCACAGATACAGGAAGCCTGGCTAGATCGTCAGGTAGTGGTTCGCGGCATCGAAGAAGCCAATCCGGTAAATTGGATCAATCATCTCATGCGTCCTGAAGTGTTTGGTGCTCCTATTGTGTTGCCGCCCGATGCTGGCACACCAGGACGCTATACCATGAGCGCACTCAGCATACGTCAGCTGTTTGAAGAATATGAACTAAATGTCTATCCTGATCCCATACGCAATCCGCCAGATTCAGAAGGCCGAACAACTAATCATAAAAGTTTTGGTATAAATGTCATGCGACAAATGCTGGAATTGGGCACCTTGCATATCAATGAAAACTGTGTGGAATTCATCAGAGAAGCACAGAATTACTATGCAGATGAACAGGGTCGATTCAGTGATCCCGATGACTGTATAGATTCAGCTCGTTATGCACTGTTGGGTTGCCTAAATGGCTGGAGCGAACCCTATGACAGTCGCAGTCCCAGCCAGCGTTTTCGTGATGCAGCACACAATGCCAGAATTGCCATGGCACAGCGTCGTGAAGCTGGTCGTGGTCCGGATCGTCAGGTCTATGACCCCTGGCAATAGACAATAAATAACATATATGAATAACGTGCAGTTCGCTGCCTGGGAGAAATAAAATTTTAGACCTTCGAAACGTAGTTGTCAGCAATCTAAACACACAGTCAGGCTCATTGGCTAGATTTGTAAAAATGAAGAGTTTATTGGATCAAAAATGTGCAGCCAATCTAAGACTACTAGCTACCAAAAACAACATCAACCGGACTTCGGACTATCAATACCTGACTCTGGCCATAACACAGAGCACAGAACCAGTAAATGGCTTAGACTATATCCATCCGGTTGTAAAACCAACTGTGGATTATGCCGCTGCTGTTATTACCAAGGGTCTAGCACAAAATGGTGAAATAAACTTTGAATTCATAGCCGACAACGAAGACGATGAAGCAGCAGCACGTCAGGCCACTGACATGGTGCATAAGCTGATTAATCAGAACAATGATCCACACTTTATTCTACAGCACTGGGTCATGGATGCTTGCCTACACAAAAACGGTGAAATGATGATTTCGCCCATGCGCGAGCAGATCACACGCTATGTAAAAACTTCAGGCACACTAGATCAACTCAAGGCCTTTGAACAGCAGGCCGAAGAAGCTGGATTATCAGTAAAACGCAACAGTCGTCGCAAGCGTTCAGTGGATATGGCACAGGTTCTAAAAGAAACCGAACAGTTCCGTCAAGGCCTGCCAGGTCAGCAACATGCGGAAAATCTACAGCATAGAATTGATCAGGCCAGTATGGCTGCCGCTGGTAACTTTGACAGTATGAATCAAGATCAACCAGACACAGTAGAACTGCGTGATGGTGAAGATCATATTGCAGATTCAATCAGTCGCAACACCATCTATGATGCTGAATATAAATTAACCGGATATACCTTAAACATCAAGTTTCGACCCATCGCACAACACTACTGGATGTGCGACCCTACCGTAATTGAAATACAAGAACAGCCATTCTGCGGTTTCTATAAACCTATGTCAATACAAGAAGCCACAGAGCTTTATCCCGACATTGACCTTGAGGAATTCAAAATCTACGCAGAGTATAGCAACGTAGGTAGCTATCAAGCAGGGTCTCTTTTAAACAATTTGGCCATACATGCACGTGATAGTGTGCCAATCAATGGTCTGCCAGCACAGGGCTATGCAGCGCAAGAACCAGAAGCACGTCAGGTCACAGTGCTCACAGTCTGGAACAGATATGACATTGACGGTGATGGCGAATTAGAATTGGTAGAATTGGTCTATTCTGGACAGTATGTTATTTCGGCCCGAGAAGTAGAATTTATTCCAGTGGCCAATATGTGTCCAAAACCACTGCCACAGAATTTCTATGGTATGAGCATAGCCGAATCAGTGACTCCAATGCAGGAGTATATGACTGCAGGTTATCGTGCCGAATTGATGATGGGTCTACTGCAATCTACTCCACGTATTGGTGTCAAACCCGACAAGGTAGATTTTGAAATGATCATGGATGGTGAAGCTGCCATATTTGTGTTAGACAGCAAATTTGATCCTTCAAAGGATATCTATCCAATGCCAATACCCACTGGTAATCCCACATTCATGGACAATACACTACAGCGTATGCAACAGGATCAAATGGCCATGGTTGGTATGACCACACCACAGGATGTGTTCAATCCCGAAGTAATGGATGCCGGTAACTCCGGAGCCAAATTAAACCTGGCTCTAAGTCCAAATCAGATCATACAGGACAACACAGTTAAGAACTGTGCCGAAGGCCTAAAAGACGCTATTTGGTTAGTCTGGAGAACTTTGGTAGCACATGCTGATGATTATGGTGTTAAGAAATTGGCACAAGAATTCAATCACGAAAAACGACCTGTGTTTTTAGATGGCGAAAACTTTTCAGATATGAATTTTAATGAACGCAAGACCATACACGTAGATCTAGCCTTGGGCATGAAGTCCGAAGAAAACAGCCTACAGCGCCTGCAGATTATCAAACAGGCACAGACTGGACTTACACAAGAAGTTACAGCTGGTGTAGCTTCAGGCGCACTGACTCCAGCTTCGTTTGCCAAAATACGCAAACCCTATGAAGACATGCTGTATGTGTTAGGTGTCAAAGACTGTGATACCTATTTGCCAACTGCGCAAGAAGTCATGGACATGGTCAAACAGGCACAACAGGCCAAAGCTTCAGCACAGCCAAGCCCAGATGATCAGAAGAAGATTGCCGGAGCTAAATTGGATGAAGCACGTGCGCAACAAATTCAGGCAGATGTGTCAGGTAACACAGCCAGCAAACAGCTAGAAGGTTATGCCTTAATGGCCGAACATAAGGCACGTGCCTACGGACCATAAATAAATTTATAGTCAAGGAACTGAAATGATAGAAGCAGATGTAGTAGATGCGTTTAATCGCCGCATGACCACAGACCTTAACAGTATCAAGACAATGACGCCAGCACAGCTGGATCGTGTTAAGGAATTAGGTAGTCAGGCCGAAAACCTATTAAGAAACAAAGATTTTGCTTTCTTTGTTCACACATTTAAATTTGAACGTATGGATGTAATCAGTGCAATATCTGATCATACTACAGACAGCAATGCCGAAAGAATTGCCATCAGCAATCAACTCAGCGGCATAGATGAATTTATTAAATCGCTTAAACGTGCGATTTACTTTAGGAACAAAGTGGTTCAACAACAAACAGGTCAAACTGAAAATGTTGAACAATAATTGTTATGTTTATAAATGGACTCATATTCCCACATTGATGTGGTATGTGGGCAGTAGGACAGCAAAGAACTGTAGTCCAGATGATGGA